AATAAACATAGAAGTGAGCGGATTTACAGCACCACCGGTAAGAATGGCAGCGAGAGCATCCCCACCCATTTGAATAGCATTTGAACCGATATCAACAGCAAAACGTCCGACACCATTCAAGCCGTTTTTAGCTCTATTAATATCTTCCTGTCCACTTGTGGCAAGCCTGTCAGATGCATTCTGAACGCTTGTGCCTGCATCCGTCATTCTCTGCCCTTTGTTCTGGGAAGATGCTTCTTGCAGAGCATTCTTTATCTGCTCTGTATTCATGCCCTGTGCTCTGAGAACAGACGGATTTGCTGAAGCGGAGGATTCGCCCATGCCACGAACAACAGTTCCGGCAGCGTTCGCAATATCAGCGCCGAATCCTTTTGCTGCTCCTGTGACAGTTGAGGATACACGGTCGCTGAACGTGTGATCCATTTGCCCGTTGCCAAGTTCTGCATCAATCTCATCGAGACGGGCACGGATTTCATTTTTCCGTTGTACTGCTGGAATCGCATTGGAATTCTGAATCCGTGAATACTCTTTGATAAGAGCATCACGTTCGTCATTCGTTTTGATATCCGTTTTCGTCTTTGGCGCTTCTGCTGCTTGTAACTGTTCGCCGGATGCATCTTCCTCAGATAGCAACTGTTCACCTTTGTACTTGTTGTCTTTGGAATACTGCCAGTTTGTGCCGCCGGCAAAATTACCTGTTCCAAATCCGGTGCCAGGGCTGTTCCACGATTCCGGTTGCTGAGTTTCAGCCAGATAATTGGGCTTTCTAGCAGCGGAGGAGGCCGCTTTAGCCTCCTCCGCTCTTCGCTGTGCCTCTTCTGCCTCCGCTGCGTCTCTTGCGGCCTTTTCGACGAGAGCATTCTGCATCCTGTTCTGAAGTTGTTCTACTAGGCCCTGTGAACCTGATGTTGCGGTTTCATACAGAGGATTGTACTGTTGTGCGTGCTGTTTTACATCACTAATATTATACATATTATACCCCCGTTAGGATTTTCCTAACCTTGCTTTTGCTTCAGCAATTGCGTTACGCATCTGCTCACCCTTTGCAGCAGCAGCGGCACCGCCTGCGCCAACGGTAACGTGCGGAGTAGTCGATGACTGAATTGCCGCAGCGGCATTAATATAATCTTGCAGACTGTTAAATCCGTGAACCATCTGGCGGTCATTGTAATCAATCAGTCTTGCTTCTGCTGCCTGCGTAGGAGAATCATATTGCCCAGTTACGGGAATAGAACTACCCCATCCAAGTGCGGCCGCATTCTGATTATAGGTGTTCTGGATATAAGTGTTGTATGCTTCATCAGCTGCGGAGGTTGTTCCGTTTCCGCTTCCACTACCATATCCACCGCCGTAACCACCGCCACCGCCGCCGCTACGGTAGCCGGAATAGCTTGAACCACCGGAACTATTGTACGGATATTTACCAGTTAGCATCTGATACTCTTCAGCAGTGATTGCACCCTGTGAGTATGCCACCATCGGATTCTGTGCAATCCACACGTCACGCATCGCATCAGCAACACCGGAACCATAGATTGCCGCATAACCGGAGAAGTCACCGTACTCTGCACGGTTTGCTGCTTCGGTCATCGTCCGGTCATAGCTACGCTCGTCCTCATTCCAGTTCCTCGTGTAGTCTCTCTCGTCCTGGTTCCAGGCACGAGTGTAGTCACGATTCTCTTCATTGAATGCACGATTGTAGCCACGGTCATTCTCACTCCAGTAACGATCATAACCACGTTCGTCTTCATTCCAAGCCCGGTTATAGTCACGTTCGTTCTGATTCCAGTCACGGGTATAATCTCTGTTTTCCAGGTTCCATGCCCGATCATAGTCACGATTCTCCGTGTTCCAGTTCCTGGTATAGTCACGGTCTTCGGTATTCCATGCACGGTTGTAGTCGCGGTTTTCCTCGTTGAATGCTCTCTGATATGCCTGGTTTTCAAGCTGCTGCGCTCTCTGCCAGTTCTGATTTTCCAGATTCATCTGACGCTGATACTGGTTCTCGTACTCATCGAGCATAGCTGCGGCACGTTTATAATCATTGTTTGCCACAGCCTGTGCGATATCGTTCTGATACCGGACACCGAGGTCAGCGATACCACGGTTAGCCTCATTTAGAGCTTCATTCTCAGAACGTGCCAGGTTGCCGGCATTACGCTGGTATGCCATAGACTGTCCGAGAGCAAGCTGGGAACCCGCACCAGTGTTCAGCCCATTAGCTGCTCCCTGCATATTGTTGTTCCGTCTCTGTCTCTCGTATTCAGCCGCAAGCTGATTGGCCGACTGCTGATACTGCGGGGTGATCTGGTCACGAGCCGCTTGGAGATTGGACAGGTTCTGGTCATATGCAGTTTTCAGCCCCTGTAGAGTGCTGTTCTGTGCTCTGTCATAGACATTCTGAATCTTCTGCTCTCTGTTCGCATTGTATGCATCGAGATTGCCCTGGTCAGAAAGTCCAGTCGGTGTATAGTTTCCACTGGCCTGGCTTCTTACCGGCTGAGTGGAATCGTATTTGATTTCGTCTGCCATCTATACGTCCTCCTTATCCGAGAATGACTACATTGACAGTAATGTTTGCGGTAATTGCAGAGTCCGCAACAAACCCAAGAGAACCATTACTCTGACTTGAGCATCTCACTCGATGGTCTACCCACTGTGCATAGCTGTTGGGATTCGGTGCAGTCAGAACAATGTTCGATGCTGTAACTCCGGTAATGTTTCCCTTAGTCCAGGATGTCTGCCCAGATTCCAGCGTGACTGTGGTAGCAATCGCTTTGCTCTGCTTCTTGTTCAGTTCTGTGGTGATGAGCCTGTTCTGCACGGGGTTAGTACTCGAAGTGCTGAGTTCTGTATCCACAACAGGAATGTCAGGTGTTCCGCTCAGATCACTGTATGCTCCGCTTGTGGCAACGGGAGCAAGGTCTTCGATGTTTGCCTTGAGAGCAAGGGCCAGTGCAACAGCGGCATTCTGAATTGCATTCTGTGAAGTTTCACTCAGCGCGGAGTCTACAGTCGGAATTGTCGGTGTGCCGGTAAGGTCTGAATAAAGGTTCGTAAGAGCGGCACGTCCGAGAGCACTCTGATTGACTTTGGTGTCGAGTGCTCGTGTCAGACTCTGTGCAGATGTCTGAAGGTTTTCCAGCAGGGTCTGCAACTGTGCCGACAGTTTCGGCAGGGTTACTGCCTGCGGCTGAATCGTTTCCGTGGATACTGCCTGGTTTCCCTCTTCCTTGCTGAGCTTGTCTGCTGTGATAGAGTTACTCTGAAGAGATGCGCCAGGAATACCGCTGCCCTGGGAAATACCTTTTGCTGCTGCTTCAACTGCATCGAATATTTCAATCAGCATTACATTGTTGATGAATGCCTTGATGTCCATGCCGGCTTTATCAAACTGATACTTCAGTTCATCAGCAGACAGGCCATCAGTATCGTTCGGCTGGTCACCGAGCTTCTGGATGTTTTCTACATCTGTATCAAAAGTTGTAAACATATGTACTCCTTATTTCATATAGCCTGTTTCTCTGATCTTCGGGTCAACCAGCAAGACGGTTGCTGTCCGGTGCAGGTCTTTCGTTTTCAGAACAAACTTCAGAAATGCAAATTTCTTTGCCTTAATCTTCAACTTCTTCACCTGCGGTTTTCGGTTTACACTGAACGAGAATGCAGAGAAGTCGAGATTTGAGAACGAGGCAAGATGCCCGGTCACGTTCTTCTCCGTGTAGTCCGGTTTTTTATTGGTCATCACAGTAACTGTCACAAAGGACTGTTCCTGTGGCTTGATGCCTACCCACACCTCAGTCATCAACTTCCGCATATAGGCTTTCCCAAAGTCGATGGAGCCGGATTCCCAATAACTGTCGATTGCATCTCCGTCATCATTGAAGTATCTCGTGGTCAGTTCCATGATCTTGCCATCGGCAGTGCCGCACAGCACATCGTTATGGACATTGCACATTGAGCGGACTTCTCTTCCGGTGTAGAGATACCAGGCATCAGCTGCATAGTTGTAGACGAGAGCCTTGTCTTTGTACCAGATGTAATACTCCTGGTTATCGTTATCGTCGTAGCAGTAGCACTCTTTGAAGTCGAACGTGCTGAGAGTTGCATAGATTCTGTCAGATGCAATCCTTGCCTGACGTTCATCGACAGACAGGTTGGAGGAGTAAGACGATGTGTTGTGCCATTCATACAGGTCATTGCCGTGAAGGGTGAACGGAGAGTTCATGATGAGACGAACCTGCCCAAGGGCCACATTGCCGATAGTCCTGTTGATAGGCTTTACATAGAATCCCCACTGCTGGTTTCCATTGGCCTGCGTAATCATGCCGTACTGGACAGAGTATGCAGAATGTTCCTTGTAGCAGATCATCTGGCTGTAGTGCCTGATCATTCCGGTGATTGCCGTGTTCTTATCTGCTACTGCCATCTCATTTAGGTCCGGGAAGTAATCAGCACGAGGCACTCCTGTGTAGTCGATGCTGGAATAAACAGCTTCGTTTGTGCCGTTGCCGTATAGGAACACCGCATTGTCCTGTGCCCCGAGAAACAGTTCAGCATTGGTCATGTGACCTATGTCTGTACGGTATGTTGCCGGTGCCGAGTACCCAATCTCAAGTGTATTGGTTCCGCTCTCCGGTGCCGTCTCGAAGATCACCATTCCACGGTATCGGTCAAAGGAATAAAGCTCTGGATCCATGTATTCGCCTGTGGCATTAATTTTGACATAGTCCACAGACAGCAGGTCTTTCTCTGGAAGCAAGAACTCATCGTGTTCTCCATCCGGGGAAAACCACACTCGTCTCATGCCGTTGAGCTTATTAACTTCTTCCAGCAGTTCACCATCTGTGCCGGACGGATCACGGCCAGTAATGACAAGAGGCCGATATCCTTTTACAAGCCCAAACTTTGTGCCATCGTAGGAGTAGTAGTCCTCTCCATTGAGGATGTAAGCAATATTCTCAAATGCGAAGAAGTTTACCCGGCCATCTGTGTCAAGCAATCCAAGGTCTTTCGGCTTGTCGAGATATCCGTTCTCATAGAACATCCACATATGACCACCGGATGATGCCAGGGCCACTTCATCGCCATGAACATTGCCGAACCACATACCGGAGACTTTCTCCCCAGTGCCAAGGTCAATCTTGGTATGGAAAGCAGGCCTACGCTGTAGGTTTTTGTCTCGTGTCACCCGCCAGTTCCGGCAGATGGATGCTTCACCAAGCTTGAGCTTTACGTCTCCGTCCGGGTTCTCGTTCATGCCGAGAAATTTCTGAATCTTATAGACAGCTTCGTTAGATGTTGCTCTAATAGTTGACATCTAAACCACCTCATGCCCAGAAACCAAAATGGTTATGCGGATAGTATCCCGTGTTTGTGTGATATACTCCGTCCTCATCGTAATAGCCGCCGGAGTACACATCCTCAATTGCAGAAGCACTGGACGGGATGCCGCCACGCTTCAGTTCTGCAAGCCTGCGTTCATACTCTTGCTGGTAGTAGTTTGCAATAGTGCCGTTTTCATCCGTGAACAGCTTTGCAGCAAGGCCGAGGGCAAGAACCTCTACACAGTAGTTATCCAGGTTGATTTCATCGTTGATGTTTGTCAGAAAGTCATGGACAGGACGTTTGCCGGCTGTAGATGTACAGGTATCAGAATATGGGTAAACCTCATTAATAATCGTGTTAATGATGGGAACAACACGGTACTTGTACTCTCTGTTGTCGATAGTATCGAAGTTGCCGTTTGTCTCATCCCCGTTGTCAGAAAGGTGCATAGCCCTTTCAAAGATATCCATAGCAGTTATAGCCATGCTAATACCCTCCTATAGGAAAATAGGGGAGGGAATAACCCTCCCCCTATGAGGCATTGGATCAGATTTCTGCTTCCTGATCGTAGGACAGTGCGGTAAGAGTGCCAGCAGTTGCATCAAAGAACCACTTGCCGATACCGGAGTTGACCTTGTTGCTACCCTTTGCATAAGCCTGAACGTAGCAAGACGCAGTAGGAGCATTTACAGCTGTGCCGGTGGTGGTGGTGAGGTTGACGGAAGTGCCGTTGCCCTCAATCTTAGGATTGTGTCCATCGATGGTGTACACGATGCCGGTGGAACTTGCAGAAGTGAAGGTGATCTTGCCGCTTGCAAGTGCAGCAGTCGGAGTTGCCTGCGGAGCAGCAGTGCTGTCGCCGAGAACCAGGATGCCGTTTGCTTTCTGAGCAAGAACGAAAGAGTCATAACGATAGATACCGTTGATGACAGGGCCGGAATGACCTTCAACGTGCGGATACACATAGCTCCAGGAGAGCTTGCGCGGGTCAGCAGAAGCACCCTTCCACTTGACCATGATCTTTGCACCGGCCGGCATATAGGTGTCGGGAATTGCAACAACAGTCAGTTTGCCGAGTTTACGGACTTCACCGTTGACAGCACCCTTCTTGATGTACTCAGGGCTGTAGGCGAGTTCGGATGCAAGCTGCATCTCAACAGCATCAGTGATGCCGATGAATGCGATACGGCCCTCTTCGGGAACGCGCATATTGTCGAGCATTGCGCTCATGGTGAGCAGTGCACGGACAACGTTGGAAGAGGAAAGTGCGGTTGCAGTGCCGGACAGGGCAGGGCCATTTGCGGTCAGCACAGCAGTGGTGCCTGCACCGTTTGCCCAGGTCTGAAGACGGTACTTGTCGATGGACGGAACGAGTTTGTTATCGTTGGTATTCTTCAGAATGCGCTGGATCTTGCGCTCGTTCTGCTTGTCATCGGAGTACAGCTTTTCATAACCCTCGCGGATTGCGTAAGCCTGCTGAAGCTGATACACGTTGCGCTGGTCGCTGATCTCGTGGATAGCACCCATACGGGAGCCAAGAGCAGCACCGAAGTCATAAGCATTGATCTGGCCGTCGCCCTCAGTCTCAATGACAATTGCATTTGCATTTGCCCAGCTGAAGTTGTTCAGGTTGGCAGCAGTGTCAGTGTAGGATTTGAACTTGAAACGTTCGTCAAGCTTCTTTTCATAACGCTCGTTGAGGTTATATACTGCACCAGGATAAGCGGCAGCAGAACGGAGGGAAGAAGCAGAACCGCCGTAAGCGGCACCATGATTAAGAGTAGGCATAATTTATCTCCTTATAAGTATCAATAATCGTCCTCGTACCACATGGCATCGAACTCATCTCTCTGAGCCTTGCCGGAAGATTTCATCGAGCCAACGGAACGAGATTTGTTTTCTGCGTTCTTTTTCAGAACGGCAATTTCGTCTTGAAGTTTTTTCTTCTCATACTTTGCATATGAGGCAGAGAGGTTGTTTGTGTTTTCCAAATCCTTCATGACTTCATCTGGAACGTCAGAAGGTTTCATATCAGGGTGGTCATGGAAGAATTCAACGAAAGATGCATGAAGAATTTTCTGCATGATTTCGCTCTCACTTACCTGCGGCTGTTCCGGTGCTTTCGGCTGGTTTGCTTCTTTCACCTGTTTCAGCGCATCTTCGTAACTGATACCTTCTTTGTCGGATTTCACCCTTGCGCGAGTGTCCATCATCAGATCATCAAGGGTTTTAAAATCTCCCTGGATTTCCTTGAGGAATGACTCGTATTTCTGAAGCTGCTGGATAGTATTTTCTGCTTCCCCCAACTTCCCACGGATTCGGTCATAGTCCATGCCCTTCTGAGCAAGTGTTTTGGCCTCTTCCTTTGAGACTTTCCGTACTTCGTCAAAATGCTTCAGTTCGAGATAGTCCTGGTCTGAACTTTCTCCCTGAGGCTGTTCAGCCTCTGTCGGTTCTGTCTCTTCCTCAACCGGCTCCTCGGTCTGCTGGTCTGCTTCCTCAGATTCGGTTTCGACAAACTCATAGTTACCTCCGTCATCGTCATCCCACATCGCATCAAATTCAGCGTCTGTAATATTCGCGCCAAACTGTCCGTCAGTGGCTTCAACTTCTTCAGCAACTTCATTCACGTTTGTCAGTTCGTCCATGTGTTTCCCTTTCTGGCCTATGGTCGGGCCATCCAAAAATTTTCTTTACGGCGGGTCTGCCGTACAAACAAAAAGAGGCAGTAATCCCTTGGTCTTCCCAAGTGACTACTGCCTCAGTAGTTGCCTTAATAACGGGTGGAAGGGGATAGGCTTTCCCTTTTCAACTGGCCGGTTTATCCACCCGATATTAACTTGTTAATCTATCTTCGAGTTAAACTCGTCAGATTGAGTTGTGCGGTGATTTACTCACCTTCACGGGCATTTTTATTCTCAGCATCCACAAGTCCTTCAGCAATGATATATGCCACTACTGAAGCACCGGACATAATAATGCCGGACACTTTTTCTACTGTGCCTGCATCCACATTGAAGGCTGCAAGCAGGCCGGTAACCAGTGCTACCACAGCAAGCCAAAACTTCCTCGAAGTAAGTTTCCTGATCAGATCGTTCTTATCCATTTGCTTCTCCTATCTTATAGAGATTTTTAATATCATTCTGCATCACGGCCAAACTGCGTGATATATCTCCAAGCTTCTCCGCATAGCCGTTATGGATGTCCAGCTTTTCTTCTATGTTTGCCAATCGTCTTTCAGTATCTCTCTTGTACTGTTCTTCTCGTTCCTCTTTCAGAGCTTGATCAACAGCTGCCTTCCGTTTCTCTTCTTCGTTCTCTTTCTTTTGTTTCTCTCTGTTGTGCTTGTTGAGATAGACCTGCGTAATGATACCTGCAATGGCCGTGATTGCAGGTCCACCCCATGCAAGCAAGGCAATGAGAACCGGTTCACTGATATTCATGCCGGCACCTCCAGCACTGCTATCCAATCGTCTTCATCTACAACTCCATTCACCTCGACTTCGGCACCCATTTCAAGGGCTTTCTTCTGCCACTGTCTTGTTGCATTCGCTGTATTTGTTCCAAACTCTCCGTCAGCGTCAAGGATGAATCCCCAGCACTGCAAGAGGGATTGCCAGGCCCGTACCTGTGCTATCGGCATTCCTATACCATCGCCATATTCCAGGTGCATATATGCTCTGCGGTATTTCGGATGGATAATGTCAAATTCCTCGGACTCAATTGTTTCATCAATACCATCATCTGTATCATCTGATTCAATTGGCTCCGGTTCGGATACAACACTCCAGTCCGGTCTGCCATATCCGGCAATTAACTGCCTGTTTCTCGTGCTGTAATGTGTCAGTCCTACACCGTTAGAGTAATTACCTTCAACGCAGGTAATCTGCTCTCCGTTGACTTCAACCACAATTCCTGTGTGATTGATCCCGCCGCTGTAATTGAAGAAAGCCTGATCTCCAACTTCCGGCTCCTGGTAGAATGATCCATTCTTCATGTAGGCATCGGCAGATAAAGCGCAGGCCGCAAACCCTGCCGGCACCTGGAAGGTCATCTTCGTGGCGGCATCGTATCCAAAGCAATTAATAAAAGCCCCGTCAACAAACACATCACACCAAGGAACATTCTGAGCATTGAAACCATATAACTTTACATCCCATACTCCGTCGGCATATTTGTTTGAACCATCCAACGATTCATGATAGCCAACTTGAGACATCGCATAGTCTCTTAATTTCTTTTTAGATTCTGAAACGGTCATCAAGCGGCCCTCCGATAAATGTGGTTTCTTTAATACACTCTGGGCATACTCCGACGTCATTTTTGCCTGCGCTTCGATAATCTCTGCCACAGCGTTGGCATCTCTTGATTTCCCCATGACGGTTCGCCCATACTCGGAGAGTGCCTTTAATAATCTCGAAAAAGTCATCTGGTGTCATCCTTGCCTCCTAAGTATTTCTGGCATTCGTCATTATCCGTTTCACAGACAGGCCAAATAAGATCGTCTATGAACATCTCTAACTCATCAGTGGTTATCATGATGTGCTCCTTATACGGTCACGGTTTGTGTCGGTGATGTGTTCAGAACTGTAAATGGAATGAACTGGTTACCAGCTCCGGCATTCTTCCACACAATATAATTGCCCGGTGCCAGAGTAAATGTGTACGGTGTGTACTGTGGGTCAAACCCCATGCTTTCCATTTCTTCAGTCATGATGTTGACTACGCAAATCGAGCTTGATGTTACAGTGACTGCTACGGACGAGTAAGTGGTTTGCCTGATATACAGTGTGCCGGTCTTGAAGGTCACATAGTAGTTGCCCTGTGAGCGGGTTCCGGTCGGAGTGATTGTGTAAGTTCCGGTACCTTCGCCGCTGGCCCTGGAGATTGTATACGAAATCGTGTCGCTGGAATTGACTCTGCCGGTAATCGTTACAGTAAGCGTCGGGTCAGAGGAACCGTATTCCTTAACCTTGTCATCAGCTTTGACTGTTACAGCTTTCTGATTGATCTTGACATAACCATCAGTTACTTTGAATGTAACGATGTAGTTATCGTTGTTGTTCGTGAACTTAGATGCTGACAGGCCCATGTTCGTTGTGCCGGCATTTGTTCGAGATGCGGAAGATGAACCGGAGAAGGAGAAGTCAGACTCTCTGTAAGCGGAACTGCTGATGCTCACCGAGTACCCGGATACAGAATGGCTTGCACCATCATATTCAACACCATTGCCGTTGTTGTTACCGGTAATTGTGACGGTTACCGCTGCTCTCAGCCTCAGAGAGTAGGTCTTGCCTTTCTCAGTTACGTTTACAGATTCGTCCTTACATCCAGATGCGGATGCTTTCCAGGTTCCCTGGTTCGGCACAGTAAAGTTGTATACACCCGATGTGCCGGAAGAATACAGTGTGGTTGTTCCATCTGTAAGGGAACAGGTGAGGCCGGCAGGGAAGGTAACTCCAACAGTTGCGGTAAACTGAACAGCAGGGAAGGTCAGCGTCTTGCTGTAGGAACCACCATCAGAAACCGTGAAGTTATCAGATTGGGCAATGCGTTCGTCTCCACCATTCTCAATAGCTTTGACGTAGCAGATGCCACCCTCTGCGAGGTTGAATGTATATGCGCCTGTGGTTGTAGGTGCTGTAGTAGTGGTTCCGGTTGTGGTGTTTACCAGCTGAAGTGTAGCACCTGACGGATATGTAACTGTTACTTTCGCAGAGAACTTATGAGGTTCTGCTGTTACAAGATTCAGAATCATTTCATTAACCTCGTATATGTAATAGCGGTTGTAAACGATTGAGTATAGGATTTACCCCATATCCAAAACAACTGAGCCGCTTCAGTTTCTAAGTACAATGTTTTGCACTTACAATAACAAGCACAATTCTAAGAGCAAGAATTGCATCTAACTTGCATTTAACTTGCTATAGCCAAGCCTTCTACCAACAGCTATAGCGTGGTCTACACCAAATGTTATTTACAGCCACACTCGTTGGGCTTTGGCATGGTAGACCGTCCCTGTTTAGTCCATGCCTTGTGAAAACTTTAATTGTGACTTATTGCTCCAGTTAAAAATATCACATAATGACTTACCCAGTAATTACTGGTATTCCGAAGCATTATTTCGGAATATTTTGTAATACACTTTAAGTAACTAACCACTGGAGCAATCATTTTACTTCGGATGCCACGTCTGTTTTGTTCATGTTGTGCCGATACTTCAAATACTGTTCCCAACAAGCAACACCAACAGGATGAGGGCAGCAAGTATCTGCATAGTCGCAGTAACGAGGTAACCATTCATCGATGCCGTTGAAGTTGCAAGCACAGGTATCGCCAAACGCCTCTGCAAGAATACAAGCCATTTCGTGGATGTCAGACAGTTCACCGCTTTTTACTTTCATCATTTGCGCTCCATTTACTTCTTCATTATCATTCCACCTCCATTCGCTTGAGTTATCACCTGTCCATATTGACATTAAAAACTCCTTCTCGACAGATCACTCTGCCTGTGGTATCATTACTCTTTGAGGTGATGTTTGTGGAGTACAAAACTACACAACGTGGTCGCCCTCGGTACGGCAGTGAAAAACGTCCACCCTATGCCAGACTCGGCATTACTCTCCCACAGGAGATACTGGAACGTCTCGACAAATACTGTGGTGATGAGGAACGGGATAGATCGTTTGCAATCAAACGTGCCTTGGACGATTGGCTCAAGGAGAGAGGTTACTGAGGGTAACCCCTCTCTTTTCTTATTATATCCGTTTTGTACTGGTAATGCAAGGTATGATTATGTATTACTCAGTATGCCGAAGTGTGATTAATTGCTCCATTTAAGT